TGGAGGTCGAGGTAAGTAGGGATTCATCATGGGAGCAAGCATTTGTCTATACTATATAGAATATTATTTTATGAACAAATTAGGTTACACATACATATGTTCTGGTGGTTTGCTTTTATCCGATGTAGATTGATCGAGCAAAGTACCGATATCAGATAAACAAACTGTATAGGGTAGTTTAAAGTCAGTCAATGTGTAAGGTAATTCAATCGAACATTCTTCGGTTTCAGGATCAAACATGATCTGATACATATTGATTTTCGATACAATCACATCGATACAACGCTTCAAATTACGAACACCGGCTTCTTTACTGGTATAGTCGTCTATGATATGTTGAATCACTTCTTCTGTGAAAGTGATCGTTTCCGGATCCACATTGTAATTTTCATAGACATCGGGTAACAAATAGTCTTGACAAATTGTGACTTTTTCTTTGTTTGTAAATCCTTTGGTATGGATCACTTGCATTCTGTCTTTCAAAATCCGATTCACTTTCGATTCATCATTGAATGAAAAAATAAACAAGATTTTGGATAAATCGATATTGATCCCTGGAAAATAATTATCTTGATACACAGAATTCTGAGATAAATCCGTGATATGTGTCAAAAAGTGAACGATTTCATCTCCTTTGTTTGTATCACTGATTTTGTCTAACTCATCAAAGTAAATAATTGGATTCATACATTTGGATTTCATCAAAACATCCACAATCTTACCCCACGTAGATCCTTCATAGGTATAACTGTGACCTTGAAACAATGAACTATCGGAAGCTCCACCCAAAGATATAAACGCAAAGGGACGATTCAATGCTTTCGCGACACCTTCTTTGATTAATGTTGTTTTACCGTTTCCCATGGGTCCTTGTAAGGCCAAAATATTTCCTTGAGACATTGGATTTTGAATCCATTTACACAACACTTGCAAAATGTACGATTTAGCTTTGTCATGACCATAAATAGCTTGTGTCAAAGTATCACTAGCTCGTTTCAGAAAGGTTCGTTTTTCTGAAAGAGGTGAAGTTTTATTGACAGATAACTGAATTTGATGATCAAAGGGAATTTTGAGTACACCATCAATCCAGTTTTTCATTTTGTGATATTCTCCATTCGCATGTTCCATCTGACTTAGTTTATCAATGTGAGATATCACAATCGCTTTGGTTTGTGAATCCATGGTTGAGTTTAGAACTCGAAAACGTAATGGTATATCTTTTTCTTTGTGACACAACGCTTGAATCGTATTGATATACTTTTTCTTATCTTGTTTGTTTAACTTTCGAAAATAAACAAAATCATCTTCAAAGGTTTCGATTTGTAAATGTTTGGAATTACATGCTTCAATAAACTGTTTATTCAAATCGTCTTTTTTGTATTCTGAGTCTCGTTCATTCTGTTCGAGTGCATGTTCCATTATTTTTTGTGCGAGTGTTTCTATCAAATTGTCCCCCGGTTTAATTTCAATGAATCCTAATTCAACGGGTTCACCCTTCGTTTCTTCGTCTTCTAAGACGTCTACTTCTTTTTCTAATTCTTCTTTGATTTCATCTACATTTTCGGTTTCATCACTGCTTTCACTTTGTAGATCCAATTCTTTTTCCAATTCTTCAATGAAGTCAGAATCTTCGGTTTCTGTTTCGGTTTCAGTATCACTCGATTCTAGGTCAGATTCGACATCATCACTATCTTCTAATTTACGTTTTTTGTAACGTGTTTTGTAATGATATGACATTTACATTGTAGTTACTTGGATACTTTTAAATACTGTCAAAAAAAATAATATCAATAGATATAGATGAAATATATTACTGAAATTATCCCTTATGTAAAATTAGGTTTATTTGCATTTTTAGTGATCGCTGTATTTCCAATACACCATTTGACTGGATCCAATATCCAATCTTACATTGCACACACATTGTATGGATGTATGGAATACAACAATACAATCAATGTGATTGTTAGAACAATCATTGGTTTTCTATTTGTGATTGCTTATCAAACAAAAGATTCCATGTTGTTTTGTTTATTACTCTTTTATTTTACATTCAAACCTGAGATAAACTTAGACAAACGTGACAGACACAAAAATTTCAAGCTCTGTTAATTATCCGAAAAAACTCGAGTATCATGAATACTGTCAAAAAAAAAATTATCTATAGATATAGATGAAGTTGACGTTAGAACACGTGTTAATTTTGATTTTATCAGTTGCCTTGATTTACTATGTATACAACCACCATGATTTATTAAATGATATAGTTACTCTTCCAGATCGAGATAATCCACAAATTAAAAAAGTAAAGTCAAAACATGCGATAAAATTTAATTTTTCCATTGGAGGAACATGTTATGGGATTTGTGATTAAATTACATAATAATTATAAGATATTGTCCTCCAATTGCACTGATGAATTAACATTTTCAAAATGTACATATTTTTTTTAAAATAATTGAGTATCATGAATTTCTCAAAAAATATATTATCTATATATATATATAGATGAAGTTAACATTAGAATACGCGATAATCGGAGTAGTAGCCCTTGCCTTGATTTACTATATGGTTAAATACAGAAACGTACTCACAATGCACAGAAACTTAGTGAAAGACGTATCAAGTATACCTGACAGAGATCATCCCGAGTTGAAAGCAGTGAAAGAGAAACATATTGCTCCGTTAGTGATGGGCGTTGTTGGGTTAGGGACTCTTGTTGCTGGTGCTATAGCTTCGGACCCACAGTAGCTGATCAAAGCTCCTTCTTTACTAGATGATTCTCAATGTGTTCAATTGAAATCAGCGAATATAAGATGAAAAAGAAACATGGATAGATCCTATATTTTTTAATTTGAAATAAACCTAACTTCTATTAATTAACTTAAAAAAAAAGATCTAGTATAGTATAATACATCTATGGACGAACCAGATATTAAACGTGTTGATTCCGTTCAATTTAGTATCTTGAGTCCTCAAGAAATTATCCATCGATCGGTTGTAGAAGTGACAAAACAAGATACCTATGATAAAGATGAACCTGTTATCAAAGGCTTATTTGATCCCCGAATGGGAGTTACCGATATGGGAAAGGTATGTAAAACCTGTGGTCAGAAAAATATAGACTGTCCAGGTCATTTTGGACACATTACTTTGGCTCGTCCGGTATACAATTTTCATTTTATGGACTATGTTATTAAGACACTTCATTGTGTGTGTTTCAAATGTTCCAAAGTGTTGATCAATCGTGACAATTTGTTTGTCAATAAAGGAAAACAAAAGAATCCAAAAAATCGATTTATTGAAATCTACAATGAATCCAAAAAAGTGACTCGGTGTGGACAACAAACAAGTGATGGATGTAATTGCAAACAACCGGATAAATACAAATTCAATGGATTGGATGGTATCAAAGCGTATTTCAAAGGCATTGATGAACTTGAACCTAATAAAGTAGAAGAAATTGAAGTGAGTGTCGAATACATTCGAACTTTGTTTGAACGAATCAGTGATGAAGATGCGAACTTTTTAGGATTCAGTGAATTGCATTGTCGCCCTGAATGGTTACTTTGTTCTGTATTACCTGTTCCACCTCCACCGATGAGACCGTCTGTCAAAAAAGATAATTCACAACGAATGGATGATGATTTAACACACAAATTAGTGGATATCATTAAAGCCAACAATTCATTGAAACAAAAGATTGAAACCAATGCAAAACCAGAAATCATAGAAGATTTGACAAAAGTGGTTCAATATCATGTGGCTACATTGATAGACAATGACATTCCTGGAATTCCTCCGTCGGTTCATCGTTCCGGAAGATCATTGAAATCCGTGAGACAACGATTGAAAGGAAAAGAAGGACGAATCAGAAACAATTTGATGGGAAAACGGGTCGATTTTTCAGCCAGAAGTGTGATTACACCGGATCCGAATATAGAATTAGATCAATTAGGGGTACCTTTGAAAATTGCATTAAACTTGACGTTTCCCGAGAAAGTGAATCTGATGAATCGTGGACGATTAACCTCCATGGTGAGAAATGGACCTCATACACATCCAGGAGCCAAAAATATCATACGAAAAGATACCACCAAAATATCGATCAGTGAGGGAAACCGGGATATGCTTGAATTAGAGATGGGAGATATAGTCAACCGACATTTGATCGATGGTGATTGGGTATTATTCAATCGTCAACCTTCATTGCACAGAATGAGTATGATGGGTCATCGTGTGAAAGTAATGTCAGGTAATACATTTCGTTTGAATGTAAGTGTGACTCCACCTTACAATGCTGATTTTGATGGAGATGAGATGAACCTTCATGCGCCTCAATCTATTGCTACACGAATTGAATTGCGAGATGTGATGGGTGTCAAATATCAGATTATCAGTCCTCGAGAAAACAAACCCATCATAACTATTGTTCAAGATACATTGTTGGGTATTTACAAATTGACTTCTAGTTATCGATTATCGTATGTGAATCCACGTTCCGATAGTCTCTTGTATTTGAAAAACACTGATTGTATCGAAGTCAAACACAAAGAAGAACCCGATGAAGGATCGACCAATGTAATTATCAATGAATCTTCCTATTTCACCAAAAAACAAATGATGAATCTACTATGCAATGTCTCTACTTTTGATGGAACGTATCCACCTCCCGATTATACGTATGAAAACAAAGGAGAATTGGTGGAATTGTGGACAGGTAAACAAATGTTGTCTTATATTATTCCTAAGTATATTCAACTCAAAATGAAAAATAGTCAATGTGACTCAGAGAAAGATATCATAAATTTTGTGACGATTGTGGATGGAATGATTCAATCGGGGACATTTGACAAAACTTTGTTTACAAAAACATCCAAGGGGTTGATTCACACTATTTTCAATGACAATGGAGACAACGGACCTGAACGAGCGAAAGATTTCATTGATGATTTACAAAAACTGATTAATTACTTTCTATTGATTGAAGGATTTAGTATTGGAATTAGTGATATGATCGTGGATGGTCAAACGATGAATCAGATCAATCGTATTATAGAAGACAAAAAGAAAGAAGTGAAATTGATCATGCAAGATATTCATTTTGATATTTTCGAGAATTTCACAGGAGATTCGAATCGAGACTTTTTTGAAAGCAAAGTGAATGGAGTGCTGAATCAATCAATTGATGAAACAGGTCGTTTGGTTCTTCAAAAACTACAACCGAGTAATCGTGCGAGTGCGATGATCAATTCTGGATCCAAAGGAAAAATGACCAATATCTCTCAAATTGTAGCTTGTTTAGGTCAACAAAATGTTGATGGAAAACGAATTCCCTATGGATTTGAAGATCGAACCTTACCTCACTTCAAGAAGTTTGATGATAGTGCGGAAGCGAGAGGCTATGTATCCAATTCCTTTATCTCAGGTCAAACGCCTCAAGAGTTTTTCTTTCACGCGATGGGAGGTCGAGAAGGTTTGATTGATACAGCGGTGAAAACATCTGCGACAGGATACATTCAACGAAAATTAGTGAAATCGATGGAAGATTTGAAAGTCGAGTATGATTACACTGTTCGAACCTCCTCTGGAATTGTGGTTCAATACATATATGGAGATGATGGATTTGAAGCCTCTCGTGTAGAATCTCAACCCTTGTATATTACAGATATGGATACTAAAACAATCATTCAAAAGTTCACCTTTAATACAGGTGATCTATCCAAACTATTTGTACCAGAATCTAATGACATTGACGATTTGACACAACTGAATCAATCGATTATAGAAAACTTGTTGTCTCACAAACGATATTTGATAGAAGAATTGTATCCAAAAGAAATACCTTCGAGTGTATGGTTTCCGGTTCACATTCAAAGAATTACGCAAAATATTTGCAAACAAACCAAATCTAAATCAGACATATCGATTCAAGATGTATTGAAATTCAATGAAAAACTAAAACAATCTCTCTATGTAAATGAAACCTATCGAACCAATCAAATCTTGTCTATGTTGATTGATATTCATTTAAATCCAAAGAGATTAGCTAACGTATTTACCATACAAGCCAGTGAATATGTTGAATTGATTGAAACAATTACAAGTACCTATTATCAATCGATAGTGAATCCGGGAGAAATGGTGGGAACCTTAGCGGCACAATCGATTGGAGAACCGGCTACTCAAATGACCTTGAATACCTTTCATTTTGCAGGTGTCAGCGCGAAATCGAATGTGACACGGGGTATTCCTCGGTTACAAGAATTACTGTCTACTTCCTCGAATCTGGCATCACCGTCTATCAAAATTTACTTACAACCTAGATACAAACATGATAAAAATAAGTGTACATTTATCAAAAACAAATTAGAATACACTATACTCGATGATATCGTTCAATCGAGTGAAATTGTGTATGATCCACGACACAGTTCATTTGAATCAACTGTATCCGAAGACAATGAGTTTTTGAAAATTTACAAAGACTTTTATGAGATAGATCCTGAGGAAGACATTCCGCCGTGGATTATTCGCTTTGTATTTGACAAAGAAATCATGTTGGACAAGGGTATTTTGATGGAAGATGTATATTTAGCTATGATGAAATACAATCCGAATGATATCAAATTTGTATTTTCCGATCAAAATTCGAAACAATTAATCGGACGTGTATCCATAACTAAAAAGATGAAAGGATTTTATGACGACATCCACAATGTATACAATCAAGTCGAAGTGGTTCCTAAATACAAAAAGTTTGAAGAAGATTTGTTGATGAATGTCAAAATCAAAGGCGTTGAAAACATAACCAACATAGTGATGAGTGAAGAAGCGATTCCTGTTTTGAAAAATGGTGAATACGAAACAGAAAAAGAGTGGATATTAGAAACCGATGGAACCAATTTGATTCAAATGATGTCAGAAGATATGATTGACTTTCAAAAAACAAGTTCGAATGATATTAATGAAATTTATCATTGCTTAGGAGTGGAAGCGGCACGAACTAAATTGATTGCGGAAATTACAGACTTGATTGAATATGATGGATCTTACATTAACAGTCGTCATATTGAATTATTAGCGGATACAATGACATTTTCAGGAGTGTTGATATCCATCAATCGTCAAGGAATCAATCGAGGAGATATTGGTCCGTTAGCCAAATGTTCATTTGAAGATACAACCGATCAGTTAATCAAATCGTCTGTGTTTGGGGAACGAGATCGTTTACTAGGTGTCTCAAGTAATATCATGATGGGCCAAAATATCAATGCAGGAACAAACAATTGTGAAATCTTGTTAGATGAAGACAAACTATTTCAAACAATTGAAACAACTGAAATGGAATCTCTGGAAGAAACTATCGATGACTATACAGCCGAACAATTATTGAATCAAAGTGAAGATGAAGATTTCTGTGATTTAGATGAATTCAAAATGAGTCATGAATAATTTACCACTCTAATTCTTTCGTTGGTACGGTAACCTTGTCTTTGTATTTTTCTGTAACATACAGAGTTAACGTTTGATCACTTATGTTATCAGATGTACTTGTCCATTGATTTTTCACAAGTAATTGATCTAGTCGTTGAAATCTTCCCATAATCCCTCGAAAGTTGTTTCCTCGATGGGTTTTCAATGCCCATTCACATTTCATTGCCTCTGATTTAGTCTGAAATCCATCGATGATTAGAACAGGAGACCATTCTTGACTTCGTTTTGTAAATTTAGCCCCTCCTTTCAAATGACCGTTGTGTTGTTGAATTCTTCGGATAAAATTGTTTGTCATTCCAACATAATACAACGTGCCGGATGTAATCATATAGACTAGGTACGACATATATCTGAAAATATAATATGTCTACTATAAATAAGATGAATCCGGAACCAACTCCAATTACCTTCGATGAACGACCTCAAAATCCGAATGCAACTCCCACAGACCCTGGTAATTTTATCGATACGGGTATACGAAACTATGAAAACAAAATGGCGGATTCGAGTGATGAATTTTTTTCTGATTATGCCAGTTCAAGTTATCCTGATTACAGAACCAATATGAATCAAATGCAAAGAGATATGTCAAGTTTAGACAGTTTATCTTCCAATATATTGAATAATGATATCTTTTTAAATTGCGTAAATAATCTATTGATGGTTGAAGGAGTGAATGACAGTGAAATGATTCAGTTTCTAAAAACAAATTCAATTGAAAACTACAAACCAGAACACTTCAGTTACATTTCAAGTAAAGTCAGTAAATTTTTATCCTTGGGTCCCGAAGATTATTTGACTTGTTTGCAAAAAATACCCGGTAGTCAAGATATCATATGCAAAGGTGGAATTGTTTCTTTGAGTTTGTATTATGTGGGACAGTTATTCCAATTTTTTGGAACGAATCTAGATACAAGTCAAATCGAACCTAATTCCAATGAGTACAAAAATTTCAAGCAATTGTATGATATCTTTTTAAACAATGTGAATGCAATGGTCAAAAAAACCATTGATATCTCAAAATACTTTGAACAAAAATATTGTGATCAAAAGTTGTCTACCAATACCTTGATGGCGGATATGTTGTACCAAAAAGTATTCACTAGTAAGGCCAACGTTGAATACAAGCTATTTGACAACGTGGATGTCAAACTTGGATTTCTCGATCAATTACGGGATACCTTTTTAGGACAAATGGCGTTGTTACTGTTTTTGTTGATTATTTCATGGAAAATATTAAGTTTGTTTAAGTAAATGAATCAAGATGAAAGCATGTTTGCTTTGCTCACGAAAGAGGAATTTGATCAAATCGAGAATCAATTCAAACTATTTCGAGGAGATACAGTCGTCAATAATCGTCGACCTACACCGTCAGTAACACAAAAACCAACGAAATCCCCAGAGGAATCCCCAGA